ACCCATTTTTTGTTGTTGTCGTTAGATTAAAATTGATACAAGGTATAAACAAACAAAATGGATAATTACATATTGAAAACAATCATATTTATTACGAAAGACAAAAGGACTAATAAACCTGTTGTCATTACACAATGGAATGGTTTAGAAACTGAACAAGAAGCTCTTGACTTTTCAAACTATTTAAAAGAAATGACATTAGATGAGATGCTTGAAGAAAATCCAAAAGACACAATCCATTAAGGGGGGTTTTGTTTTAAAATGAAACAAATTGTAATTCCCTACAAACCAAGAGAAATCCAAAAATTTTTGCACAAAAAATGCGATGTGAACCGGTTCAATGTAATCATCGTTCACCGAAGAGGAGGCAAAACAGTCTTTGCTATCAACCATTTAATTAAAGCTGCACTTACCAATAAAAGACCTTATCCTAGATACGCCTTTATTTCGCCATACCGACTACAAGGTAAATCTACGGCATGGGATTATATGAAACAATTTTCTGCTGCTGTACCAGGAACTAAATTTAACGAATCAGAACTAAGGGTAGATTTCTCTGTGAATAATTCCAGAATACAAATCATAGGTGCTGAGAATAGTTCGGCAATAAGAGGTCAATACTTTGATGGAATTATTGTAGATGAAACCCAAAACATAGCTCCTGATATGTTTGATACCATCTTAAGACCCTGTCTGTCAGATAGAAAAGGTTTCGCAATCTTCATCGGTACGCCAATGGGAAGAAATTGGTTTTTTGATTTACACCAAAGAGCTAAAGAAACAAAAGATTGGTTTACTTGCCAGTTTAAAGCTAGTGAAACCAAGATCATACCTCAAGAAGAATTAGATGCTGCCAAAGCTACAATGTCAGCCGATTCTTATCAGCAGGAATTTGAGTGTTCATTTCAAGCTGGGGTGTCAGGCAGCTATTATGGATCTATTATGGAAGAGTTAGAGAAGAAAAATAAGATAGTAGATTTTGAAGTAGATTTAAATTTAGAAGTAGAAACTTGGTGGGATCTAGGAATGAATGATAGCACAGTAGTAACATTTGCACAGCGTAGAGGAAATGAAATTAGAATTATAGACTGCTACGAAAATTCAAGCGAAGGTTTAGAGCATTACGCTAATATGTTAGATGATAAACCTTATACTTATTCAAAACATATCGCACCCCATGATATTAGGGTGAGAGAGATTGGCACAAATAAATCAAGGTGGGAAACAGCAAAAGAACTAGGTATAGAATTTGACATAGCACCGAAGCTCAGTATTGAAGATGGTATAGAACAAACAAGACGATTGCTGCCAAAATGCTATTTTCATAAAAGTAATTGCAAAATGCTTGTAGAAGCGTTAAAAAGCTATTGTAAGCGTTGGGATAGTAAAAATAACTGTTTCAGAAATAAACCTATTCATAATTGGGCATCCCACTTTTGTGATAGCTTTAGATACGGAGCTGTAGTAGAACCTATTGAAAGAAGTGATTGGAAAAAACCAATTAGCGTTAATACAAATTACATAGTTTAATATGGCAAGGAAAAAAATCATAGAAATATCAGATCCAAAACTTAGAAGTATTCTAAGTGGTCAAATTAGTAATGCTCTTGGTTATTTAGGAGGAGAGTTATCTGACTCAAGAAGAAAATCTTTAGAATATTATTTAGGCGATAAACTTGGCACAGAGATTGACGGCAGATCACAAGTGGTGTCAACAGATGTTGCCGATACTATTGAATCCCTTTTGCCGAACCTACTTAGAGTTTTTACAGCGTCTGACAAAGTGGTAAGATGCGAACCAGTAACAGGCGAAGATGTTCAATTAGCCGATCAAGCCACAGCATATTTAAATCATGTTTTCTACAAAGAAAATCCAGGCTTTCAATTATTATATAATTTTTTTAAAGATGCCTTAATTGAAAAAAATGGTTTCTTAAAAGTTTATTTTGATGAGCAAGAAAGAGTAGAACATGAAACTTATAAAAATTTAACTCAAGCTGAGAAAGAAGCTCTACTAGATACTAAAGATGATATTGAAGTTGTAGAAGAAGAAGAGATTGAAGATACAGTAGCAGCCGAACAAATTGAAATGGCGAAAGAACAAGCTGAAGATCAAGGCTTAGATATATCACAAGTAGAATTTCCAAAACCTGTTTTATATAATTGTAAAATTAAAAGAATATCTAAAACAGGAAAAGTTAAAATTGAATCCATACCACCTGAAGAATTTTTAATTAATCGTACAGCAAAAACGATTGATGATGCAGATTTTGTTTCTCATAAAGTTTTAATGACAAGATCGCAAATAGTTGAAATGGGTTTTCCACAAGATGAAGTAGATAGCTTACCAGCGTCTAGTATAGATATTTACAATGATGAAAAAATTGTAAGAACAAAAAATATTGACGACTATCAAATGAATACACCAACAGATAAATCAACAGAGAAAGTTTTAATTTATGAATCTTATATTAAATATGATTACGATGGTGATGGCATAGCAGAGTTAAGAAAGATTATATCAGCAGGTGATGATGGTTATGCTGTGTTATCAAATGAACCCTGTGATAATATTCCATTTGTTTCTATTACGCCTATTCCAATGCCACATAGATTTTATGGCAGATCCATTTCTGAATTAGTTGAAGATATTCAATTAATGAAATCTACTGTGATGAGGCAGTTATTAGATAATATGTATCTTACAAATAATAATAGAGTTGCCATTATGGATGGAATGGTAAACATGGATGATTTATTAACGACAAGACCTGGTGGTGTTGTCAGAACTAAACAACCTCCAAGTCAAGTGATGCAGCCGTTACAAGCTCAACCGATTTCACAACAAGCGTTTCCATTATTATCTTATTTAGATTCAGTTAGAGAAGTAAGAAGTGGAGTTTCAAAACAAGCACAAGGTTTAGATCCTAATACTTTAAATGCAAAAACAGCTACAGGCGTAAATGCTTTAATGACACAAACGCAAATGCGTTCAGAATTAATTGCAAGAATATTTGCAGAAACAGGTGTTAAAGATTTATTTAATAAAGTTTTTGAACTTATGGTTAAATACCAAGACAAAGAACAAATTATAAAATTAAATAATAAATATATTCCAGTTAAACCTACAGAGTGGAAAGATAAATTCAATATTACGATTACAGTTGGTCTAGGAACAGGTACAAAAGAACAACAAGCAGTAATGTTAAACGGAATTTTAGAAAGACAAATCCAAGCATTTCAACTTCAAGGCGGTAGAGAACTACCAATGGTTAATTTAAAAAATATTTACAACACATTATCTAAAATTGTGGAGAATACAGGTCTTAAAAATGTTGATGCGTACTTTGTAAATCCTGATATGGGTAAACAAATGATGACACCACCACCTCCTCCACCATTAACACCAATAGAAAAAATAGAATTTACTAGAATTGCAAGTGAAGAGAAAAGAAAAATTGCAGATTTAGAACTTCAAAGCAAAGAATTACAACAAAAACAACAAGAAATGTTATTAGACTTTGAAGCGAAACTAAAAGAAATATCATTAAAATACAATACACAGTTAGATACGGCAAAAATTAAAGCTGATGCTGATTTAGACAAAGTTATGATGGCAGGAAATAGCAAGATACTTGAACAAGCACAAAAATCTGCTAATATGCTTAACCAACAGGTACAAGGATTAAATGGAAACCAAAGACCAGGCGAAGAGATCCCTAGAAATAGGCAGATCCAACCAGGCGAAACAGATTTTACAGAGTAAAATTTTTCAAGAGTCCATAGAAACTCTTAAAAAAATTTATTCTGAAGCACTTTTAGAAAAAACAGGTGCTAAAGAGAGTGATACCAGAGAAAAACTTTGGATTGCTTATAATGTTGTAGGAAAAGTTGAACAACATTTACAAAGTATTCTTGAAACAGGAAAATTAGCTGAAAAACAATTAGAAATTTTCCGAAAACAACAACAAGAAAAAAAATTCTAACGTCAGTTAGAATAAGCCAAGTCAATTAAGACAGCTTAACAACAGGAGGACTTAATGTCTGACAAAAACCCATTACTGAATAGTAATTCAGTACAAGGTGCAGCAAGTTCCATTGAGGGACTAATAGACCCAAAGACGGCAACTATCAAACCTCAAGAGAAAGCAGCACCAGTTGAACAGAAAGAACCAGAAGAAGCGAAAGCAACTGAAGATAATCAAGAAGTTCAACAACAACCTGAAGAAAATCTTGAAAATAAAATTCAAGAAACTTTAGATGAAGAAGAAGCATCAGAAGACAATGCTGAAAGACAACAAACAACCGATTACCACCAAGTTAAAGTTAATGGTGAAGTAATTGAAGTTGACCTTGAAGAATTAAAAGCAGGTTATCAGAAGGATGCAGACTATAGACGGAAAACAGAAGAAGTAGCTTTAGAAAAAAGAGAGCTATTAACTGAAAAAGAACGTCTATCAAAGCAATATTCAACTAAGCTGGATGATTTAAATTCGCTTGTGTTGACTTTGAACGCTGAAGTAAACAACGATGTAAATGCCAAAGAACTAGATAGACTTTGGGATGAAGATCCAACTGAAGC